CGCTTTCCGGACCCGCACACTCTCTTATGTGCGTCAGGCCACTTGTGAATGGGCGTATGTCTTCGGACATCCGACGCCCACGGTCAACCTTGACAGCTCGTCCTGCACCCATCTCGGGCGGGCCGTCAAGGGGCTCCTTTCTGACTGTCCTTCCCGGACGGTGGAAGAGGTCCTCGCATGGCAAAGTATCAAGAAGGCTCTGCCAGCTTCTTGCAAATGCATGGAACGTCCTCTTTTGGAAGGAGTCGTCTCGGGTTTCCGGTCGAGTGCCGTTCGTCTTCCCAGTGGCTATCTTCACCACGTCCGCGTAGAGACTCGTCGTCTCTTCCAACGCGGGTGGTCTAAGAAGTACTGGGAGAAGAACGTTCTCGGCTGCTCCCCCGGTCTCTCCTCGACTGTCGATTCCCCTCGCTCTCACGGCGGGATGTGCAACGATTGGAAGTTTTCTCACGAGCGCTTCCTTTCAACCTGCTTGCATTCCCAGCCTCCGTATGAGCCCCTCGATAGTGATTTGGCCTGTGAGTTGATGGTTGTCCAGTCTGCTGGAAAGCCTAGAGCGCTCACCAAGTTCACTAGCGAGTCACTGTTACTTAAACCCCTACACGATTCCATCTATGATCGCCTCAGGGCTTTCAGGTGGTTGTCTGTAGGTGATGTTAGTGACAGCACTCTTTCGAGGGCGGGGTTTCGACGCACGGATGGCGAGGTCCTCACTTCCGGTGACTATAAGTCTGCTACCGATGGCTTGTCCATCGAGGTTGCTGAAGTGATCCTGTCTGAAATCCTCTTGGCTTCTGAGGTACCCGAACACCTCCGCTCCTTGTCAATGCGTGCTCTTAGGCCATTGATTTATGGAAACGGTGTGGACGGCGTACGTCCTAAGAGAGGACAGATGATGGGCTCCTTTCTCTCCTTTCCCCTTCTCTGCTTGCAGAATCGTTTGGCCTTTTTGTGGGCCTTTCGTGCTTTGCCAGATAAGGGTAGGAGTCTTCCTTGCTTGATCAACGGGGACGACATTTTGTTTCAGTCGAGCTTTACGGCTTCTCAGAACTGGATGTCTGTCGTCGGTGATCTTGGTTTGGAAGTGGAGCGGACTAAGACGTCCGTGGATGCGGAAGTGGGCACTTTCAACTCCACACTCCTGCGCTATACTGGTGGCGACCTTCGGGTCGTCCAGACGTTGCGCTGGGGTAGGTTGAAGCCTCAGGAACTTCCGCATTCGATGGCGACCAACTTTCGG